CTGAAGATATGTTGGCTGAACGCAAAGGATATGTGAAGGATTTTGTTGGAGGAACTATTTCCGTAATGTGTAAAGAAACGAAAGAGGAAGTTTGGTCCAAGCCGATAGGGGAGGTTTAATGCAATTTTTACATCTTTTTTTGCCTTGCCAATCATAGAGTTGTGAAATACAGTGCTGTAATTGAAATGGTACGTAGCCGTTAATAGCAGCAACCCTTGGTTGTATTTGTGGTGGATTTGTTATTGGCGGACATGAATATTTCTTTCTCTTCTAGGATATTCGGTATATTTCTCCTTTCATGCTTTTGCCGGACTGATATAGATAATGCCGGGTAGCACTTGATAGGACGATGATTGTTCTTTTACTAAGATGCTTCAGTATGACTTTTTTCCGATCCTATCCATTCTTGACATATAGTTGTTATTCATAGCTAAATACACCGTATTCCCAATGAAGCTTTCTGTGGGGATCCCTTTGGTGTTCGTGTAACTATTGTGACTGTTATTATGCCGATGGGGTATAGTATTGATACAACAATGATTTTTCATAATAACTTTTAACTTATGATTTAGATAGCTCCGACTTGTCACAAATCGGGGTTATCCGCTTGTTATGCTATTAAACTTGGTCAGCTATTGGTTAACAATTTCACGCAACAGTAACTCTTTGGAGTAAAAGTGGCAAATAAATTTTTTGTTCACATGAAAAAAAACTTTCCCAAAAGCTTTGTATTATTGATTTTCTATGTATCTTTGCATCGTTATTATTTCTCGGGGTATTAGCTCATCTGGCTAATTTTTTCTACTTCTTAATCTGCTGTTTGTCACCTATTTATATTTTTCGTTTTCGTTTGATGTTGAAACAATGTTGAAACAAAGGAGATTTTCATGTTAAAGCCGGGCGTAATCCCCGGCTTATGTTGTTTTTTAACTCTTCCCGGATTCCAATCATGTTCTTTAGTTGTTATTGCTAAAATATTGCTAAAACAATTTTCAAATCATTTCAATTCATCAAGCCTGTAACTACTTCCGTCTATAAATATCGAAGTACCAACAGTTGTAAACGTAGCCTTCTCCCTCACCATTCCACCGAGAGAGTTTTTAGCCCCATAATCCAGTTCCCAATTTACTGTGAAATCTCCATCCTTTGTGTATTTTTCGCTGTACACCTTGAAAGATTCAGGGTCTTTTAAGGTATAATCGAAATATGCTTTATACACTTTCCTCCCTTTATAAACAGCTTCATCGCAGGAACTCATACAGAATAGTGCTGACAAGCCTATTATGGTAAATAGAATCTTCTTCATAATCTTATATATTTAGTTTGTTCTTTAATTCGTTGAAAGTATCTGGATTCTCAAAATCTCCCCAACAGTATTTCTTGTATCTGTCCCGGTCGAAGCTGTCTTTTTTCTCATAAACAATCAGGTAATCCTTATCACATAAAACAATCACAGAAGAATTAAGTAATCGGGCGTATGAGCGCGCTTGCAAATATGCTTCTTCTCTTTCCTTGTTATTCCTCATACACAGCTTGGTTTCAATCAACACTTTTGCCCTTTCCTCATTTGGTTTATTGCCATAATGTAACGCATAATCTGGGAATATCCTATGTCCTCTCCCTGCTTGGATTGGTAACTGCCGGATGAAGTCTTTGTTTTCATACCATCCCATAGAGTTAAGCAATGGTTCCAGCAATTGCTGTTCTACATCATGTTCGTACTCTATAATTACGTCTTTGGGCAAGGTTGGGGCATACAATTTTGGCAAAACCTCTATATCAAATCCTTTTGTTTTTATCATCCGAAGTAACTCTGAATAGTTCTCACTGTTAACCGACCAACCATTTACTCCCTGAAAGTTTTTTCTAACAAGTGGGTGTTTGAAAAAATATTCATCAGTTTGTAGTTCTTTCAAAGTAATGTGAGGAATATTTATTCTATTCCCAATATAGATACACCCGTAGTATCGGAATAGAGGGTCTATTACGCCATCCGTAAGCGATATCTCTATGCAAGTGATTGCACTGATTGGGGACGTTTCGTAATGAACAAGAATATCCCCTTTCTTTGTTTCGGGGCTTGACTGCCAGAATTTCGATTCTAAGGATTTATCTTCTTGGTATAACCTGCCGCCAATGAACCAGACTTGTGACGGTTTGGGCATGTCTATTTTCTCGCTTGGGAGATTATTGGGTGCGAAGTCGTATAGGAAAGACCATAGATCTGCTGGAGATAGTCCATTTTCTTTTCTGAACAAATAAAACACCTCGCAAAGTTCCCAATAATACATGCACCTTCCTTTGTAATCAGTTCTTTTGGGAATATTGGGGAGGTCTATGTTAAAGAAATCCGCTATTTTATTCAGCTCGAATATTCGGCAAAGGAACAGGTACGGGAAGAAATATTCTGGGGCGAACTGTGATAAGACATAGGACATCGGCTGGATAATCCCAAGCATATTCTTGAAGTCGTTAGCAGGAAGCCATTGTTGCCCTTCTACCCTTATGCCTAATGTGATAAGTGAAATGTATAAATCTTTTGCTTCTTCCAATGAGCTGGGATGGTCATAATCTGATACACCGTAGCAATATATATTCTCCAACCAATCGTTATATAAATCTTCTGGTATGAAATTAGCGTACGGACAATAATCCTTGAATAAAACATATCCTCCCGCATCGGAAAAGTATTTTATCATCTCTATTCCGATTGTGGTCTGTTTATATAGGTCCCATGTGTATTGGTTGAAACTCATGGCGTTTATTTCATCGTATTCATCCTAATGCTTAGTTTTACTAAAGCTAGTGCCTTAACTGATGCCAAAGGAAAATCTTTGGGTTGATGGTGCTGATTGTAACTTACCAACTTAATCCAATCACCTCCTTTTTCAGATTGATTTATGTATTTTACAGTTAGATATTCTTCACCTTCTACATCTATTGAAACCAAATACATTTCCCCATAAAAAATGTGTTGGATTTCTACGGGAACTTCTTTATAAGCTATAATATCTCCCGATTTCAATAAAGGATACATAGAATCTCCTTTGACATATACAGCACCGTCACATTTCGGTATGTTGGGGATACTTATCTTTCCTAGTATGTTTTGGTCTTTGTTCACCAAAAGAGATTTCAAATTTGCGGCAGCCTCAATGTCATATAGATTAATTATGCCTTCTTCATCTATCCTTTCTATATATTTAGGCTTATTGATAATCGTAACATCTCCTAGTTCAATCTCATCAGCCATTGCCTGTTGGACAAGATCGCCTAGAGACATATCCAAGGCTTTAGATATGATTATCAATTCTGATAGTCTTCTTTTAGATAAATCATCATATCTACCTATATTGGTAGATTCTATGCCTAACGCATCAGCTATTACTTTATTTGTAACACCTTGATTTCTAATTATTTGTCTTAATGTTATCATTTTAGATTAATCAAATTAGATATTATTAACACAAATAATAATCAAAAATGATATACTATATCAAAATTGATAGTATATTTGCATTATCAAATTAAACTGATACAAAGAAACGAAGATTAATTCAGATTTCAAATAGTATAAACATATTAAAATACACGATTATGAGAACAAGAGAATTTTTACACGAAGTAATGAGCCTTGCTTGGCAGTTCGTTAAGCGTAATGGCTACACCATGAGCGAAGCAATGAAGGTCTCTTGGGCTAACTTGAAGTTGAAAGGTGAGATGAAAAAGAAGATAGTGAAGTTCTACTTCAAAAAAGTGGACGGTTCCGTTCGTGAGGCATACGGTACACTAAATGAAAAGCTGATGCCTGCCATCACTGGTACTGACAACAGAAAAAAGAATGATACCGTCCAGACTTACTATGATACTGAACGCCAAGAATTCAGATGCTTCAAAAAAGCTAATCTGATGTCAATCGCATAAAAGATATGGATATGAATGCTTACACGATTAACCAGCAGTTGGATAGCCTTTATAAAGATTTAGAGGCTGCCCATAACAATGATGAAGAGGCTGTCTGCCTGATGTTCAATGCTGATAGCAAAAAAGAAGCTATCCAGTTGATAACGGATGAGATAGACAGTTTGGAAGATGCCTTAAAAGGTTTTGAAACTTGTGAAGATGATGGCATGGACTACGATGCTCTATGCCGGGTACAAGGTATCAGCCGATACGCATAATACACGATTATGCAACGCACGACAGCCCTACAGACGGATTGAACGGCAACCGATAGCGAGAATCGGGTAGGGTGCTATTGATTGGTTCTTTGACATATTGATACGATAAAAAGATATATTTCTGCGAAGGCACGTAAGCGAAGCCAGTGATGGTGGATAGTGGTGGGTGCAAGTGGAACGGAATTGACACCGATAGCAACCGAGGATAAGCCGACAATGGGCGAATGGTTGTATATGTCTGATGGTGGTAAAGCCACGAAGTTGAAATGATTTTTACTTTCAGCACGCCAATTTGTCTTTAGCGTGATGAGTATGCTTGGTTAGGCACAAGTATCGCTGAAAGGTCTTATAGTCTGTACTGAACTGAAATAAGGTTCTGCTATTCGATTAGGGTACAGATACTTATTTAAATTTATACGATTATGAAAACAATCCAATTCGTTTTATCTATATTGGTTGGTATATGTGCTGCCGGTATGCTTTACGGGGCTATTACTACTTACAGTCCTATGAAAATATTCTCTATCACTATAATGAGTGTTATATGTGTAGGGTGTGTGTCGCTCATGAGAATAACTTATAGAGAACTTAAAACAGACCGCTAAAAGGTAGTCCTATAATCCGGCACAAGGCGCATGGGGATGAGTGCACAATCACCTTGTAAACCAGCTGGGCGGTAATTTATGAAGTAGCATTGTTGGAATGCGTGTAAGCGATTAATTGTTGGTATTAACTTATATTCTAATTTATATATTCATTTAGCTTACAAGAAGTAGGTTCGACTCCTACCTTTTTAACGACATTTTAAATTTATACGATTATGACAGTGGAAGAATTAAGAGGCATGACGCATGAAGATTTAGTAAGGCGTGTGCAGGAACTGGAAGAGGCTAACGAGAAATTAGCTGAAGAGAAAAATACATGGTATAAATCTTGGAGTGATTTGAACCGGAAGTTTGATCATTTCAAGAACGCGGTTAAAAGCATTGTTCTGATAATAGATTAGATATTCGTGTTTTATATTGTGTTTGTACTGGGTGTGCCGTCCGTGAGGATAGTGCACCTTTTTTAATCGGATGGTTAGCTTATCGGTTAGAGCTTCGTGTTGCGCAAACAATTGGCACGATTGAGAGGGGTTCGATTCCCTTACCATCCACGAATCATTAATTAAATTTTACTCTTATGGCAAAAGAACTGAAAGAAAGAACAGAAATCAAGAAAAAGCTGAAAAAGAAGAATGACAGAATCAGCTTTGACTTTAGCGACAAACTTGCCGGACAGCTTCGCAGGTGTACCGCTGATCTTAACAGGCTGGCAAGGATTGATCGGATAATAGACAAGAAGCAAACTTTGTATTCGGTGGACACTAACAGGGAAGCCGGATATATTGAGGTTATTCGCAATTATTAATCAGCTGACTTACACGATTATGAAGAGAGTTTTTAATGAACTTACACCTGAATGCGAGATTACGGCACGAATGTATGCACAAGGGTATGAGAAAAAAGAAATTGCAAACCTCAAATGCCGAGCGGTCAGCACGATAAACAACCAACTGCAAAGAGCTTTTGAGATTTTGAACGTAAGGAACGGCAGAGAACTGGCAACCATGCTATATGAGAGAATAGCTGGTATGAAGTTCACGATGGACTTTTCACCTACTATTAGGTCGGCTGTTGCTTTCTGCCTGTTGTGCATCTTTTCTTTTTCGCTCTATCACGAACAGGGCGATATGAGAAGGGGACGAAGAACGAGAGTTGAACGAATTGAAAGAACTGGACGGTATGGAGGTAAGACTTGAATTATTTGAATTTAAAAATATCTGCATGGACATGGCGGAGCTTGGTGCAGCTGCCAGTGAGAAGAAACGGTCTCCTGTATCTGATGAAATCAAGCAAAGAGAAGCGTTCAGATGGTTAAAGACACTTGGGTATGAACCTAACTTTTTGGAAAAGTTAGAGAAAGAAGGATTGGTGCATAAGAAAAGAAAAGGCTCATCCAGAAATTCTCCTATCATATATTCCAAGTTCGAGATACAATCCGCTATTAATGCTTTTAAAATGAGTAAATATCTGAACAAATAACCCTATAAAATTTACGATTATGTCACTGATTAAGAAAAGTAATGAATTAGTTATCCCGACCACCGTGAAGATGATGATTTACGGTCAAGCCGGAATGGGAAAGAGTACGGTAGCATTGAGCGCACCGAAACCGCTGCTGTTGGACTTCGATAACGGCGTGAAGCGCATGAACATGGCGCACTTGGAGAATATAGACACGGTACAGGTCACTTCATGGAGCGATGTTCAGCAAGTTCTTCAAGAGGACTTGTCCGCTTATCAGACCATTGTAGTAGATACCATCGGCAAGATGATGGACTTCATCATTACTCACAAGTGTGGAACCCGCCAGCCGTCCATCCGTGATTGGAGCGGTATCAATGCAGAGTTTTCATGGATGACACGAACACTTTCGGGGCTTAACAAGCACATCATTTTCGTTGCCCATCGCGACACAAGAAAAGAAGGTGATGATACGGTGTTTATCCCTGCCTTGCGTGAAAAATCCTACAACTCTATCGTTACTGAACTGGATTTGCTCGGTTATCTTGAAATGAAAAGCGAAAGAGGCGTCCAAAGACGTACCATCACTTTTGACCCAACTTCAAGAAATGACGGTAAGAATACTTGCAATCTTCCTTCAGTGATGGAAGTTCCTACCATCCTTGACAAGAATGGTAATCCAACCGCCAAGAACGACTTTATCACTGCCAAGATAATCAATTCGTATTTGGGTATGCTTGCTGCCAAGAAAGAGGCACAGGAAAAGTATGATAAAGTTATTGAAGAGATAAAAGAACAGATCGAACTTATTACGGATGCGGAATCTGCCAATAATTTTATCGCGCAAATAGATAATTTTGAGCACGTTGGTTCTTCAAAGCAAATGGCGGCAAAGTTGGTAGCTAACAAAGCGAAGTCTTTGAATCTGAAACTTAATTCAGAAAAGAAATATGAACCAGCAGCCTAAATATCGTATTTACGCAACGCTTCTTGATGCCTTTGGGGCATATCTGAATAGTGATGTGATTTGGGATAAGTACTGGGGGTGGTCAGAAAATCCACCCCATACTCCTGAAGAATTTCACGAACAACAGTTTCAAGAACTGATAGACCGGATTAACCGCAAGCCATTCGATAGCGAAGCGGCAGACCGTGGCACGGCTTTCAATGAAATCATTGATTGTATGATTGAGAACCGTAAATCTTCTATAATGGAAATTAGCAAGGCATATCACGATGACGGAAAACTTTACGGGATAAAAGCTGTTTACAACAATCGCACTTTCACTTTTTACATTGACCTTTGCCGCGAGTTTGCCAACTACTACAAAGGAGCATTAACCCAACAAAGAGTAGAAGCCATCTTGCCTACTGCATACGGTAGTGTATTGGTTTATGGTTTGATTGACGAACTGATGCCTACCAGTGTTCACGACATCAAAACAACCGGTAGTTATACCGTGGGAAAGTTCAAAGATCACCACCAGCATTTAGTTTATCCTTATGCTCTTATGCAGAATGGGTCGGATGTACGGACATTTGAGTATAACATTGTAGAGTTCAACAAAGGCGGTTATGTGGTAGATACCTATACAGAAACATACGTTTTCAATCCTGAACGTGATATTCCTATTCTTACTAATCATTGTGAGGAATTTATCCGGTTTTTGGAAGAAAACAGAAAACTTATAACCGATAAAAAGATATTTGGAGGAGAAAATTAATGGCAAACCAAATAACCGGACGGATAATCGAAATCGGACAAACTGTTCAAATACCATCCAAAAACGGTGGTTCCTCGTTTACAAAACGGGAGTTCATTTTAGATGCTACCACTTACGACCCTTATACGGGAGAGCGTAGCGAGTATGAGAATGTTATTCCCTTAGAGTTTTCAGGCGATAAGTGTGCAGAACTTGACCGCTTTAATCAGGGTGATGTTGTTACTGTATCATTTGTTTTACAAGGACGTTCTTGGACGAATCAAGACGGAGAACTCAAACGTATGGCATCTATTCGGTGCTACAAAATAGATGCGCGTGGCGGTGTATCTCAATCCCAACAAACAACATCGGTACAACAGCCAGCGCCACAACCGACCTATCAGCAACAGCCGCAGAACTTTCCGCCTCCGGTTGATGCTAATGGCAATGTAAAGGACGATTTACCTTTTTAGCGTATGCTGTTCGACTTGAAGAATGATATGGAAGAGATTTGGAAAACAGTAAAAGGGTATAATGGATATTATCAAGTTTCTAATACAGGTAAAGTTCGGAATCCTAATAAGGTGCTTACTCCAAATGTTGGAGTAAAGAACGGATATGTTTATGTTACTTTGAGAAAAGATAAAAGACTGTTACATCGAATTGTTGCAGAAACTTTTATCCCCAATCCATTTAATAAACCAGAGGTAGACCACATTAATGGAATTAGAACGGATAATAATGTTTGTAATTTAAGGTGGGTAACTCGCACGGAAAACAATAATAATCCTATTACTAAAAGCCGTTTTAGTAAATCTGCTAAAGGTAAAGTTATCAATGCAGAAACTAAAAAACGAATGTCAATGAGCCGAAAAGGGGAAAAACATCCAATGTATAATAAAAAGCATTCAAGTTTTTCTAAAAGAAAGATGTCTATAACTCATTCAATTCCAGTTGTGCAATTGGGATTACAAATGAATTATATAGCTGAATTTGAAAGTGCAAAAGTGGCTTCTCTTGAAACACAAGTTGCTGCATCAAGTATCAATGCTTGTACGCTCGGCAAAAGGAAAACGGCTGGTGGCTATATTTGGAAAAAGAAAAATGATATTTAATTTATCAAATCATTATGAAATACCCAAGTTCAAGGAGTATGTAAACAAGCTGTTTAGTGAACGTGCGGTGGTGGAAGTGAAAAAGAAACTACCTAACCGCACGCTTGCCCAAAATAGCTACTTGCATCTTCTTTTAGGGTATTTCGGTAGTGAATACGGTTGCAGTCTCGACGAAGCCAAGATTGACTTCTATAAGAGGACTTGCAACCGTGATTTGTTTGAACGTAAGACGGTCAACAAGAAAGGCAATGAAGTAACCTATTTGCGCAGTTCTGCCGAGCTGACAACAGGTGAAATGACTTTGAGTATTGACCGTTTCCGTAATTGGAGTGCATCAGTGGCAGGTATCTATCTGCCGGCTGCGAATGAACATCAAATGCTGATATACGCCCAGCAGGAAATACAAAGAAATCAAGAATTTATTTAGTTATGATAGAAACAAGAAAAACAGAAATCAGGTATGTGACATCTGACCCGAAAAAGATGCTCAACATGTACCTTGCAAAACGTGTCCTCAAAACATGGGAGGAATCTTTCATTGATGAAGATACAGGTGAAACAGTAACCATCGAACGGAATGAAATTCTTTTTGACCGTGGCACGCTGATAGACCAAGACACTTTGGCGAAAATTCGTTTCAGTATGGAAGCTGACGGCATTAAGGAAGTGGAAGTCAGCAACCAGAACCGCTTGGCATTCGAGAACGAGAACAAATTCTTATATCCCTATCTTGCACAGGCACAAATAGGGGACAAGAAACATAAGTTCCTGCTGTATGCCACCGGATTGGAAAATTCTTGTAGTATCTTGAAAGATTACATCGAACTAAACTATATGTTCGGATTCACCTTGACAATGGTCAAGGAGTTCGATTCTTGCGTGATTCTTACTGACAATTTGAAAGAACGCAAGGTAGATGATGCCACCCTCGAAGAATTAAAAGATACATTCCTTTTAAACGATTCTGTAACGGAAGAAGATGAAGAAGAGGGAGATTCCAAGCCCAATGAAAAGAAATTCTATCAGATTGAGACGAAAATCACATTCACGGATGGGGAGAATGAAGACGAGAGAGTTCAGACTTTTGTCGTGAACACCTTCAACGTTGACAGAGCAATGATGCTTATTACCCACTATCTCAAAAACAAAGAGGAAGAATGTGAGAAACAAGCCAAAGAAAAGGGACATGAGTTCAGAAAGAGGGAAATCCATACAGCCATTGAATCTGCTAAACCTATCCCGGTCGGGCGTTTTATTCCGAAAGAGTTTTCAATGGCTTATATGGAATAACTTTGTTAACCTGCCTGCTCGGTCTGTGAAGATATGGCAGGCGAACATGGAGAAGTGACGGAATTGGTAGACGTTAATCAAGATGTGAGGTGCAAAATTCCAGGATAACCGTTAATAACCAAGCCGGCAACCTGCGAGACATCTTAGGTAGAATGATTTAAAATCATATAACCGCAAAAACACCACTCGTCCCGGTTCGAGCCCGGGCTCTCCACATAAATGTGAGCCACACATAAATGGCAAGGGTTAGTAAATAATGGTTGTGCCCCGGAGAATACGCTTCGGGGCTTTTAATGGAAAATTATGGATGAATTATTAACTGGTAAGATTTGCCCTTATTGCGGTAGGTCTACTGAATACGTGGATAGTTCTGTAATCTACGGACGCTCCTACGGTATGATTTACCTCTGCCGAGATTGTAGGGCTTATGTCGGAGTACACAAGGGTACAGACCAGGCGTTAGGGCGTTTGGCAAACGCGGAACTAAGGGAAGCCAAGAAAGAAGCCCACTTCTACTTCGACCAGGTAGCTAAGACCAATCTTATCAATAAAATTTGGAAGAAACATATCCCCAACACTTCAAACAGAAACAAAGCCTACCTGTGGCTATCCAATCAACTGGGCATACCACGTGAGCTTTGCCATATCGGAATGTTTGATGTGGAGGATTGTAAACAAGTTGTTGAACTGTGTAAACCAATAATAGAAAACTATGGAAAATAAAGCAGTAGCATTTATAAAATCAAACGAATGGTTTAAGTCCACTATGGTAGAGCATGGAACGCATAACGGATATGTGGCTGTTCCCTCTGCGAACAAATATCATGGAATGTCTTATTTTGATATTGATGATATAAGTGTACATGGAGGTATCACATTTTCAGAACCGGCAATAAGCGGTGAAGAATCTATCGGAAGCAAAAGGAAAATTAATTCCAAGTATGTCGGAAAAAGAAATCCCATATTGGATGATGTGGAATTCATTACCGATAATACGGAAATAGGTGATGACTGGTGGATATTCGGGTTTGACACATTCCATTATGGAGACAATGAATATGACTGGGACAAACAAGCCGTCGTTCAAGAGACAAGGTACTTGATGAAACAATTGGACAAATAGAAAATGCCGTACTACATAAAACGAAAGGCTAAGAAGAAAGACAAGCCTTTACCTCTGTTTGATAAAGCAGGGATAACAGTAAAGAAGAAGCCGGATTTGAAAGCTAAGCTCGACAAAGAGTTTTCCCTTTTCATCCGGCTTCGTGATTGTATGCCAAACGGTTCCTTCCGATGTATATCATGTGGACAGATAAAGCCGTTTACACAAGCGGACTGCGGGCACTATTTCAGTCGTACACATTTGGCAACACGGTTTGATGAGAATAATTGCCATGCCGAATGCCGGCACTGCAACAGGTTCAAAGCCGACCATTTGGAAGGCTATCGGGTGAATCTAATTGCTAAAATCGGTCAACAGAAATTTGACTTGCTGAAAGTGAAAGCTGCCGGCACTTCCAAAATGACTGATTTTGAGTACGAACAGCTAATCAAGTATTACAAAACACTTAATAAAAAGTTACGAAAGGAGAAAGGGCTATGAGTTATGTATTACGAGATTACCAACAGAAAGCCTCTGATGCTGCCGTTTCTTTCTTCAATAACAAGGCGAAGAAAACAAATGCTATTATGGTGTTACCTACGGGCAGCGGAAAGTCGCTTATCATAGCGGATATAGCTGCAAGGCTTGACGGTCATACCTTGGTGTTCCAGCCCTCGAAGGAAATACTCGAACAGAATTTCAAGAAACTCTGTTCATACGGTATTCTTGATTGCAGTATCTATTCAGCATCCTTTAACTCAAAGGAGATAAGCCGGATAACATTTGCCACCATCGGCAGTGTGAAGAATCATCCCGAACTGTTTACCCACTTCAAGAACATCATTGTGGATGAATGTCATCTTGTAAACCCCAAAGAGGGAATGTACAAGGATTTTTTTGATGCAGTGAAGTGTAAGGTTCTTGGGCTGACAGCAACGCCATACCGTTTAAGCTCCAGTCGTGATTTCGGCTCCATGCTGAAATTTATCACTCGGACAAAACCTCATGTCTTTTCAGAGGTCATTTATCATGTACAGGTATCAACCCTATTAGATATGGGCTACTTGGCGAAGTTGGATTACTATTCAATGAATCCTTCAGGGTGGAATGAACTTAACTTGAAAGTAAATACTACTGGTGCCGACTATACGGATAGGTCAGTTCAAAAAGAATATGAACGGATAGGCTTCTACGGTTATCTCGTTCATATCGTCCAAAGGCTGATGAATCCCAAAGCCGGAGGAAAACGGAAGGGTATTTTGGTCTTTACCCGTTTTTTGAAAGAAGCGGAACGGTTAACGATGTCAATACCCGGTTGCGCTATCGTTTCAGGTGATACTCCTAAGAAAGAACGTGAACATATTCTTGAGGCGTTCAAAGCTGGTGAAATTCCAGTAGTAGCTAATGTGGGTGTACTTACGACTGGCTTTGACTATCCGGAACTTGATACGGTCGTTATGGCACGTCCTACAATGTCACTTGCCATGTGGTATCAGATAGTCGGTCGTGCCATCCGCCCGCATCCTTCTAAAGAATGTGGATGGATTGTGGATTTATGCGGTAACATCAAACGTTTCGGAGAGGTGTCGGATTTACGATTGTTTGATAGCGGTAATGGTAAGTGGGCTGTATTTTCTAACGGAAGGCAATTAACTAACGTGAGATTCTAAGACTATGGACGAAGGATTTTTGAGGCTAAGCCGCAGGTTTTTCTCGAATGAAATGTGGAATGAAGCCCGTACTTTTAGCAGTTGCGAAGCGTGGTTAGACTTAATTCAGTCTGCACGATTTGAGGCAACGCCCCGAAAGGAGAGTATCGGAGGTCGAGAAATCTCTTATTCAAGAGGTCAATATCCTGCATCCATAAGATTTCTGTCACAGCGTTGGAAATGGTCTGAAAAGAAGGTGCGTTCCTTTCTTGTGCATCTTAGAAAGAAAGGTATGATAACTGTTGAGTGCAATCAAGGAATGAACCTTATAACCTTATGTAAATATGAAGAATATAATCCAATGGGCACAACCAAGGGCACAAGTAAGGACACAGGTATTGAAAAGGAAATCAATGAATTAAGACAGGAATGGGCACAACTAAGGGCACAACTTGGGGCACAGCCCATGAACAACAATCTACCGCAATCCGAACTTTTACAAAAATCAGGGCACACAGAGGGCACAAATACAAAGAAAGAAGAAAGAGAGTATATAGATATATCTCTACATCAAAAGAAAGAAAATACTCCTGACGGAGTATCAAAGAAAGCCAAGCTTTCTTCGCCCTCCCCCTCTGAAAAGATTGATTACAGCGGATTGATGGAATACTATAATACCACATTCAAAGACAGACTCCAGCAGATAAGATCAATGACTGATGTGAGAAAAAAGGCTGTAAAAGCCCGGATAGCCCAATATGGGAAAGAGTCAGTGAGGAGTGTTTTCAATCTCATTCTTCAATCCCCGTTCTTACTTGGAGCTAATGACCGCAATTGGAAATGCGACTTTGATTGGATTTTCAAACAAGCAAACTTTACTAAAATATTGGAAGGAAACTATAATGGGACAAGACTTAGTAAAAATCAACAGGATAGCGAGCAGCGAAAACGTGATTCAGTTCTTGCAGTCGCTACAACCGTTAGAGAAGCTGCCGCAAAAAAGAGAAAGGAACTTGAAGCAGAGGGCGTTATTGAATAAATATCCCGATCCTGCACAATTCATTCTTGATTACAACCCTGATTTGCAGTTCAAACTTGTCAGATGTAATGCAACCCATTCAGAACTGGCGTTGAATGACAGCATTCCGAGTTTAGGGCTATTGTCTTCTACTTATGGGGATGAAACACCGATAGAATGGCTAAAGATACAATTTGGCTCATTGAATGACTTTGCAGAAGTTTCAACCAAGATAGCGAAAGAGCAACTTTCTGAACTATCGGAGATATTCCTTTCGGAGTATTATTATATAAATGCCGCTGAAATCTGTTTTTTCATAGCACGGTTTAAGTCAGGGAAGTATGGGCGGTTCTACGGTTCAATAGATCCATTGAAAATAACAAGTGCGATGCTGGACTACGTTTCTGAACGTCGGAAAGATATTGAACGGAAAGAGCGTGAACGATACAGAAACCAACGTGAAAAAGAGATAGAGGAGCGTGGAGATAACAGAATCTCTTATGCTGAGTACATTGAAATCAAGCACCGTGCTGATGCAGGAGATGAGGAAGCTAGAAAAATGCTGATATCACCATGAGAATAACCGTTTACTGGGTAACAAGAAATCCGGATGTTATCGTAAGAATCCGGAAAAAGTTCAATATCCCAAGTTATACTTCCGTGAACTACGAAACAGAATGTGAAATCAAGAATGAAGACTTTCCACTGTTAGAAGAAACAGAACGAAGGGGATTCATTCGAATTAGAAATAAGAATACACGATTATGCAAGGAACAGACAAACTGAATACGATAACCAACATCGTATTTGTCCTCACGGACGTTTTAGAAACCAACCTTCTAGAAATGCAGCAGCAATACAAGAAGGAAGGCTTTGAATTGCGGCACGATTCAAAAAGAAACTTCAACACAGCCATAGCCGCGATAAAGAGATTGAAAAGTGATGTGAATCATTGCAGCGAATCCACTCAGGAAAACTTCGGCAATGATTCTGACATGGTGAACGCCATGTTGCTCACACTGATTGACAGATGCGGTGATGATGACAACCTCGCTTATAAGATGTACGAATACATTAAATCTTTCCCGTCCAAACTGAATCTAGACTTGGATTTGGATAATGCGTTCAGCCACCTGTTTAAAAAGGAGAAGTTATGAAATCGCAGAAAAATATCTTAAAATCCATTGAAGGTCTGTCCGATATAGAACTATTTGTTATTGATCTCTTTTGTGGCGCCGGCGGTTTGTCCGAAGGTGTGGAAGAAGCACGATTGGATGGAAATAGATGTGGAAAGGTTGTTTGCTGTGTGAACCATGACAAGAATGCCATCCTTTCACATGATGCCAATATCCCTGATGCACTTCACTTTATTGAGGATATCCGTACACTGGAACTTTCCCCGATAAGCACTATTGTAGAACGTATCCGTCAGCTATACCCTGATGCCATGATAATGCTTCATGCTTCTTTGGAGTGTACCAACTTCTCGAAAGCCAAAGGCGGTCAGCCGAGAGATGCCGACAGCCGAACGTTGGCAGAACATCTCTTCCGTTATATTGATGTTATAGACCCTGACTACATTCAGATTGAAAATGTAGAAGAGTTTATGTCATGGGGAGATATGGATGAGAATGGGAAACCTATCAGCATGGACAAAGGCCGGCTTTATCAAAAGTGGGTGCGCAATGTCAAGAAGTACGGTTACAACTTTGAGCACCGCATCTTAAATGCTGCCGACTTCGGTGCCTACACCACAAGAAAACGCTTCTTCGGCATCTTTGCTAAAAAGAACTTGCCGATAGTATTCCCTGAACCGACCCACTGTAAAGGTGGTAGGCAAGATATGTTCTCGCGGCTGGAGAAGTGGAAGCCGGTAAAAGACGTGCTTGATTTCTCTGATGAAGGAACTACCATCTTCAGGGAAAAGCCTCTTGCAGAGAAAACGCTTGAACGTATCTATGCTGGACTTATCAAGTTTGTAGCCGGAGGAAAGGATGCTTTCCTTTCCCGTTACAATACGGTTCGCCCTCAAGACACATGCAAATCAGTTGATGAACCATGCGGAGTGTTGACTACTGAAAACCGCTTTGCAAAGGTACAGGTAAGTTTCCTCTCCAAACAGTTCAGCGGACATCCCGAAAGCAAGAATGTGTCTGTAGAAGAACCGGCAGGTGCAATCACCTGCAAAGACCACCATGTTTTTGTTTCTGCTTATTATGGAAATGGACATAATCATTCGGTAGACCTTCCAGCTCCAACGGTCACAACGAAGGACAGGATGGCTTTAATTGAAAGCCGATTTATGTGTTCTTATAACTTTAAGGATACAGGAAAGGATATTAATCAGCCTTGTCCTACACTTCTGACTAAAGACAGACTTTCCCTTGTATCTCCATTTTTTATGAATCAATATTCTGGAGGTGGTCAGGTGTCTGATATAAACTCACCATGCCCCGCTGTTACCACAACACTGAAACAAAACTTAGTAATATGCCAGCCGTGGATAATGAATACTGCATTCTCAAATGTAGGTAGTAGTATAGAGGAACCCTCCCAGACCATTACCGCAAACAGGAAATGGCATTATCTGATGAATCCACAGTTCAACAGTGCTGGCGGCTCTGTTGATAGCCCCTGCTTCACATTAATAGCCCGCATGGATAAGATGCCGCCCTATCTGGTAGCAACAGAAAGCGGTCAGGTAGCGATTGAAATCTACAACAATGATAGTCCTATGACCGTGAAGATAAAGGAGTTCATGGCACTGTATGGCATAGTGGATATTAAAATGCGGATGCTTCGCATTCCGGAACTCAAAAAGATTATGGGATTCCCTGAAGATTATGTTTTAATAGGCACACAAGCTGACCAAAAGAAATTTATCGGGAATGCGGTGGAGGTTACACAAGCGAGAAAAAATACTGAAGCACTTTGTAAAGTATTGAAAAAGTTGAGATTGAAGAAATTAAAAGAAATAGTTTAATGGAAAATGGAAAACTTATATTAGATGCCTGCTGTGGCAGTAGAATGTTTTGGTTTAACAAACATAATCCTCTTGCCTTATTCGTTGATAAGAGATCAGAGATAGTAACAGCCAAGGATAGAGATAAGATCAGAACCATAGAGATAAAACCGGATATAATAGCAGATTTCACCCACTTGCCGTTTGAGGACAATTCTTTCTACATGGTGGTATTTGACCCACCTCATCTAAAAACACTTGGTGAAACCTCATGGATGGCTAAAAAGTACGGAAAACTGCCGAAAGACTGGCAGTCACTAATACACGATGGATTTACTGAGTGTATGCGCGTCTTGAAGCCTAACGGCACGCTTGTATTCAAATGGAACGAGAGTGAAATAAAAACAGTGGATGTATTGTCTGTTATCCCTTTTAAACCTCTATTTGGACATACCACTGGAAGGCAGAGCAAAACAATATGGATGTGCTTTATGAAACTGCCAATTAACGAATAACGGTACGGAAAGGAATAAAATGATAATAGCTTGGTTTAGTTGCGGTGTAACATCCGCAGTTGCTTGTAAGATTGCATTGAGCTTGTATAACGATGTACAACTCTATTATATCGAAACTGGTTCCGGGCATCCAGATAATGTCCGATTTATCTCAGATTGCGAGAGATGGTACGGGCAGCCAATTCATACCATTCGCAGCGATAAGTTTTTCAACGTAAAAGATGTACTGATTAAAAAACGGTACATCAATGGTCCTACTGGTGCAGCTTGCACATTCGAACTAAAGAAACAAGTCCGTTACAAGCTGGAGAAGGAACTTGGTTCTTGGGACGGTCAAGTTTGGGGATTCGACTTTGACCCGAAAGAAATCAATCGAGCTATCCGCTTTAAACAGCAATATCCTGATACAAAGCCGTTGTTCCCACTTATCGAGCGACAGATAACCAAAAAGGATGCAATGGGAATGCTTTGGAAGGCCGGCATTGAAATCCCAGCCATGTACAAGATGGGCTATAATAACAATAATTGTATCAGTTGCGTGAAAGGTGGCATGGGCTATTGGAATAAGATACGGAAGGACTTTCCGGAAGTATTTGCTCGAATGGCTGAGATTGAGCGTGATGTTGGAGCTACCTGCTTGAAAGATAAAGACGGGTGCATCTTCTTGGATGAACTACCAACGTGGCGGGGAGACCCAGTAGAAGAGATTATACCGGATTGCTCTCTTATATGCCAAATAGAATTTCAAGAATTACTTGATCGGCAGGTAGAACGAGTATTGAAAGGAGAAATTAGTATTAATGATGTAGTCTGAAAAGCTCAAAACGATATAGAAATGAATGATGGAGTTTATTTTGACCAAAATGGTAACGAGGTAATCGTAATCAATGGATTTGAATACTCACGAGAAGAATTTGATTCCCTTGTGGATATGTGTGGAGATTGCAATATGTAATAACAAAAGAAAGAAATGAGTAAAACAACAATTTATTATCTATTCCTAATAGCAATGTATATGCTGCTAGGATAGATGGAAAGGAGAAATATGGATAAAGATAAATTCAACAAAGCAATAGAAATCAACAATAAAATAGAGGAATACAAAGATCATAAGATGGCACTTGAAAATTCTAACATAAAATATGGTGGTGGATTGATATTTACATACAACAGAATGCACAATGATGTACCATTAAAGGAAGAAATTTTTGGTAAGAATTTCCTTCAGTGCTATATGTATGCTTTGGATAGTAAGATAAAAGAATTACAAAAAGAGTTTGACGAATTATGAAAAAAGATATGAAACAGACAGTAGAAGAAGCGGCAAGAGAGCACCAAACGCATTTTGAAATATGTGATGCCGAAGGTACAATAAATGGATTTATTAATGGAGTGCATAAACAGATTTATGAATCTTTTATTTCTGGTGCCGAATGGCAGTCAAAGCAATCACCGTGGATAAGCGTTAAGGAACGGTTGCCGGAAAATAACACAGTGGTTCTAACAAGAGGGGCTTATGGCTTCCTTATTTGCCAGCTTTCAACTTTGGGCGAATGGGAGACGGGAGCAAACGTGAATGAAGAAAGATTAGGTATAACCCATTGGATGTCCATCCCTTCTTTTGACGAGATACTCGAAGCCAACAGAGATGTACTTGAACGGATTAAAGATTAAGGAGATTAATATGGCAATAAAGGTTACTAAAGAAGCTAATAAGAAAAAACCGATTTACTTCCAGCGTTGTGACATATGTGGCTGTGAATTTGAATTTGAGAAATCGGATATACACAGTGAGTTTTTTGACCAGAGAGAAGGATATAATATAATATTTATTCCATGCCCTTCTTGTAGTAGTATTACTGGAGTTAAAGAAAAGATAATACGTTATGAGTAAAGTAATTGCTGGATATTATAACTCTGATGAACGTTTTATTAATCGTGGTAAAGTAACTGATATTAAGATAGATAAGGAGGAATAACTATGGGATTTACAACACCGTGTTTCATACGCAAGAGTACCTATAAACTTAGAAAGAAATTAGATGAGTTAGGATATAGATTGTTTGGGGCGGAACTTAACGAAGATTTATGTATTTTCACCTCGCCCGAATGTGGACTATATAATATTGAGTTTTTTAACAACATTCCACATCCTGACGAAACCGATAGTGTTGATTGCGGAACGAATGAGGAACTTTTTCTGGCTATAGCTGCATTAAAGGATAATACAGACAACAATCAATTATTCACTAATGGTAAGGGCGATTGGGGTATATACCGGGATGGCTCTGATGGAGGTTTATCTGGAATGGATTTCTATGGGATGCCTAATGATTTTAACTTACCATATTATCACAAGGCTACCGTAGACGAACTGATTGAACACTTTAAAGGAAAGGAGAACCAACCATGACCGAAGAACTTGTAACATTGGAAACAGCAAAGATGCTGAAAGAGAAAGGGTTTAATTGGAAGTGTGAACACACAATAAGTTGCGATAATATTATTAGAAGATACGACATTCCGCAAAGTATGTCATGTTGTACGGAAATAGATAACGAACCAGTTGAATTTTTGTGTCCAGTGTTGTATGTTGCCCAAAAGTGGCTTCGTGAAACTAAGAACCTGCATATCGAAATATCCTATATGTATGGAAATTATTGGACGTATGATATACTGACAATTCCGAGGCATGACTTGATAGGATTGTCTGACAGACCTATTGTCCGTTATAATATCTACGAAGAAGCACTTGAAGCAGGATTACAGGAAGCTTTAAAACTTATATGATTATGAAAACAATATTATTTACAATTATATTTATTATCGCCCTATATGGGTTGGAGATCTCACAATTACATTTAAGCCGTTTTCTATCTCACTACCTGGCTGGTATAAGCCTGTAGGTATCCTTCTATTTTTTCTGTCAATGGCGGTATATACTATAGGGGAATATACTAAAGGCTATAAACAGGGTTTCGATGATGGGATAAAGGAATGTGTTGAAATACTTAAAAAGAAAAATCCATGAGCAAACTATATAAAGTAACCATTTTCGGGGAATCATTCTTAATCGGGTGGTTCCCTTTTTCTTCACGCTGGTATAACAAGCTAAAGATAATCAAATGATAGTACGTCATTTTATAAGAGTTCCGGTTGGAAGTACTGTCTATTGCGACAATCAGCCGGTTAAAATACTAGAGAAAGGATATGCCCTTGCTCTATGTGATGTCAATGGGAAACGGGTATATATCACCTGCTATGATTTGGAAAAGAAACCATTCGTCAGCACGAATGGGGAAAAATGAAAAAGAGCCAACCCACGCACGACCATGAATCAGCTCTTCCTTACACGATTATGATGCAAATATACTATTTACTTTTAAAATAATCGTGTTATGGAACTGGATTTTAACAAAATAATTCGCCTTAAAAAGATTAGAATTGAGAAATCAGAACTTTCAGAAGAAGAAAATACCTTAGCTTCACCGATTTTGAGAGATAAAAGCCTTATTAGGGATATCTATAAAATCTTCGTTGAGCTATTGAATAGCAGAAGTCTTCCCCCTTGTATTGATAGTGTTACCCAGCGGAAGAAGTTCATCTTCATTATCCTGTACCTGTTTTCTCCAAGTTCGCTTGCCGGTGGGAAAATGACAGCTGGGTTACGCGAAGAGATGTCAAGGGTACTTGGGGTTCAGTCCAAGAGTACAATTTCCGACAACTGCGCTGATGTCGTGTTTCTCTATCAGAACTATGGGGATTTCAGCGGGGATATAGAGTATCTTTATACCGAAATCGTAAATCGGTTAAGAATCAAAGGGCTAATCAATTAATGAGCCGGGGCTTAGTGCTCCGGCTTAATTTTTGTTTGGATTTGTTTTGCGATGGATTGCGTATCAGTTATTAAGGATTTAAGTTCTTCATTAGTTATATTGATATAACCTCCATCTTTTTTTCTACCATTTCTATGTGCTAATAAATTCCTATAATAGAAGTGTTTTTTCATTTTCCCATTTGTGTCGATTATAGAAACTTTAAATAATTCTTTGAGTATATCTTTTATAGTATCAATGTTACTATAAGATGTCCTCATTACATATTCTATGACCTTTTGCTCCCATTGGGCAACAAGATTGTCTTCTTTTAATTTAGTCATTTCATCTTTTTTCTTGCATGGAGGAATTGAATTGAAAAAATTATTGAAACTTTCTTCGTCTTGGATTATTTTGGTTAAAATAATGTCACAAATAAATGTATCTAATGATGTAATGATATTAATATATGACAATTTATTGATGATATTTTGTTTTTGTTCGTCCAATCCTTTGATGTTAATTACACTTTGGATTTCATCAATTCTTTGCTTAAAATCATTATATGATCCGATAAAGTCTTTTGCAAAAAAATAAGCAAATGTATGTTGTGTTGTAAAGAATGTTTTTGCGTAATATTCATTAAAAATAGATTGGGGATGCTCATTGCTAATTTCAAGGTAAGGCTCTCCTGTTTCAGTTATAGTATTGGGCTCTATAATTTCAGAATTTTCAGGAGGGAGATCGTATGATGCCCCTGCATTCTTATATGCAAAAAATGGAGTCGTTATTAAGATTCCTCCATTGACATAAATCCTTTTTCCCATATGTTTTATTCTCCTTTCTTTATTTATAGTATTCTTTCCCTCGTATATTCTTATGTTCCGGCATACGTGGCTCTTCGTCAAAATGAATTTTTCCACCACAGTGAGGGCAGGTAATAGTATTGGCATCATTTTTCACTTCTTCCGGTGAAGCAAAGAGTTGCCACATCGGAACGTCAAGGGCTTCCGCAACCTTTTCAAGTGTTGGATAAGACGGGCTTTTCAATATAGCATATAGGTTCTGTCTGGTAGTGTTCATTTTTTCTGCGAAAGATGTCATATTAAACCCCTTTTCTTTAATAAGCAATTCTATTCTATTCATACCTTTAGTTTTTTTTGCAAAGATACGTTTATTATAGTAGTGTCAAATATATCATTTACGAAATATTGTTAAATGAAAGAATATACTTTCTTATTTTGTTTGTAGTGTCAAATATATCATTTACATTTGCATCATCAGAAACGAAGTAATAACAATTAAAAGATATACGATTATGACAACAAAGAATATCATCAGAGAAGTAAGTTACAAAGGTCACATAATAACAGTGTTTGAAGATGGCTTTCATCAAGAATTTGTAATCATAGATAATGACGAATCAAAGCTGTATGATAGCATTGCAGATGCAAAGAGAGTTATTAGAGGCGAGCAACCTTATTACGAAATAAACTGAGTTTAACCAGCAGGGCGAAAGCCCTGCGCAATATAGAAGGATATGACTAAGAAAGAATTAATTGCAGCACTTGCAAATGTAAATGATGACGCGGTGGTATTGTTTGGCACGAAAGAAATTCAGTT